TCGCGCCGCTATAGCTACTAAAAAACTGACAATTTATGTCGATTTTTGTGGACACCTATGCGGAACTGCTTTATACTCCAACGCATAGACAGAGAGAGACCCCAACCGGATGCGAGGCCCGGTCGAGAGCAGAGCGGGAAGAGCCCACCGCAAGCTGCCAAGAAAGAAAATGTAGTGTCGCATGGGATTGGTACCCATGCCTGAAGAGAAACCACGAAACACTACAAGGGAAAAAGACATGACCGTCATTATCAAAGAAGAGGATGCCTTCGCCGAAGCGATGATTAAGACCGCCCAGCGGATGCTGGGTGACTTGAGGAGGGCCTTCGACGCCCGAGAGGCGGAACGGGTCGTGGCGCATGCCGAGGAGTTGCGGCATCAGCTCGATCAGATAGTCGACGAGATCGAGCATGCTGGTTGGATCAAGGAGGAAGACTGAAAAGGCGAAACCGGGGAGCGATCCCCGGTCCAGCCGGGATGAGTTCCCGGTTGCTGAAGAGCCAACTCACACTAGGGAAAAAGACAATGACCATGACCGCCAAACAGACCGCCATTTTCGACGAAGATGATGACTTCTACTTTGATGACACACCCGTAGTAAGCAAGGCCGCCGCCAGAAAGATTGCCCTGCTCACCAAGAAGATTAACACCCTCAACCACAAGATCGAAAACACAAACATGGACTTCGACGCACTGTGTGCCGCCCACGACAAGGTGGCAGCGTGGGCGCGCAAGTTGGAGCGCATCGAGTGCGGCGATGAATGAAAGGCGAAACCGGGGAGCGATCCCCGGTCCAGCCGGGGAGGGCACCCGGCTGCTGATGAGCCAGCCCAACAAGGGGAAAACCAATGAAAGATATGATTCACACCTGCGACGTGGCCAAGGTCAATGACGACATCGGCATGCAAGATAAGGTGGTAGGCTTCGATCATGCGGGACGACCTGTTTTGGCGTCACATCTCGCGGAGCGGGCGATGACTAATGCGGCGAACTGGCCGGGGTCGTGTGACGCTGACGACTAAAGGCGAAACCGGCTTCGGCTGGTCCAACCGGGATGAGTGCCCGGTTGCTGATGAGCCAACTCAACACTAGGGAACAAAATTATGAAATCTTTCACCATATTGATACCCTCGCTGGAGGTGGAGAACACGCCTGAGTACGGCTTTGGCGACTATCCCAAGACCAAGTGGAAATCCTTCGGTGTCTACGCTGCGTCAACACGTAAGGCGATGCTTGAAGCCAAGCGGGTTGATCCAAGCCTCCGTTTTGGCGGGCGTTTCGGTTGCCGGGCCAAAGAGGACACATGAGAGAGCTATACGAGAGCGGCCACGACCGCACCAAAGAGACGGCGGCGGTCGAAAGATTTATTCACCACTTTGGTGGAGGCGCTGATTACGTGAAGCTGCCCATTCAGTACAAGCTGGATTTTGCAATCGTTCGAGATGGGAGGGTGACCAGTTTTATCGAGGTGAAGTGCCGGAAAAATATAATCTCGGCATACCCGACCTATATCATTTCACTGTCGAAGATGGTGGCGGCGACGCAGTACAAGACTGCCGGGATCAGTTGCATCTTGCTTGTCCAGTGGACCGATCAGATGGGTTGGGTTCAAATCCCTGATAATCGCTGGGTCACTAAAGTCGGCGGCAGAAAGGATCGTGGAGATTGGCAGGACGTTGAGCCAGTGGTTCACATTCCAATCAAAGAATTTAAGCTCATTTGACAAGCCAGCGGCTATCTGATAAGCACGTCACTTATAGTGGGAATTAGCGCCTAGCTTTTGATGTACCACCTTGCCCGATTGGTTGTTTGCGCAGCCGTCGGGCTTTTTTTTGGCATTCCCTGACCGCCCCGTGACCGGCATCAAACGCCACATCGCACTTTAGCATCCAGCGTCAGTCCCGGGCGGTTGGGGTTTTTCGGTCCTATAAAAAAGGAGGCACGGCATGGATTTTGGTCCTTTGGTCACAGCGGAGCCGTGGACCACGAAGACGAGCACGTCTCGGGCCTACGCCTACAGCCTAGCTGACCGAATCAATGAGTTCTGGAATTATCGAGGTCGTGAGGCTAACGCGCGCGTCGAATTTGAGACTGGGCGCCACAGCAGCGGAGATTTCTTCCTGCGCGACGAGGAGGGTATACGATGGGTAGTCAGGTCTAGCATGGTCAACGGTATCGCTCCACGAGGCGCTCGTGGCTAAAAGTTCAACCAAAACGACGAGCTTGCCGCCTCCGACGGGAGGGCTCGATACGCAAAATGCGCTCGCTGACATGCCTGCCAGCCACGCGGTAGTTCTCGACAACTGGTTCCCCGACACTGACGTATGCAAAGTCAGGAAGGGCTTCACCAGTCACGCTACCGGCATGACCGGCGATGTCTCTTCGCTCATCGAGTACGTGTCGCCCACTGGGGCGGCCAAACTCTTTGCTGGCAACGGGACTTCGATATTCGACGTGACTTCCGGCGGCGCAGTCGGGGCGGCGGCTGTAAGCGGTCTGACCAATGCCAAATTCCAGAGCACTCAAATCAGCACGTCAGGCGGTCATTTCGCCCTAGTCGTTAATGGCTCCGACACGCCACGCACCTTCAACGGCAGTTCATGGGCAAGCGCCAGCATCTCCGGGCCAACAGCGGCTAACCTGATCTGGACTAATAATCACCAACGCAGGCTCTGGTTTGGCGAAAAGGATTCGTTGAGCGCATGGTATTTGGCGGTCAACTCAATTTCTGGCACTGCCACAGAGTTTCCTCTAGGCGCTGTTGCCAAGCGCGGTGGCTTCCTTATGGCGATGGGGACGTGGTCTAGGGACGGCGGCGCAGGCGCTGACGACGTAGCAGTCTTTCTGACCAGTGAGGGTGAGGCCATTGTCTATGCGGGCACTGATCCCGCCGCCGTTGCAACTTGGGCGCTGGTTGGCGTCTTCCACATAGGCCGACCCATAGGCCGCCGTTGTATGCTGAAAAACGGCGCTGATCTGGTCATGGTGACCAACGACGGCTTCGTGAACGCATCCTCAATCCTGTATGCCGATCGATCTCAGGCAGAGGCTGTGGCTATCAGCAGCCTAATCAACAAGACCGTGACTGATGCGGCCCGCGCTGGCTCGACGTTGTACGGCTGGCAACCGATTGTATACCCAGCAGGCTCAATGCTGCTGTTTAACGTGCCGCAAACGTCAGCCGAGTTTCATCAGTACGTCTTCAATACCCTGACCCGCGCCGCCTGCCGCTTTACTGGCGTCAATGCGGTCTGCTGGGGAATGCTTGGCGACGACCTCTATTTCGGCTCGACAGATGGGAAGGTCCATAAATTCGACAGCGGAAATTCGGATGATGGAACGGCAATAGCCGCCGATGCGTTGCAGGCATTTAATTCGTTCCGGTCGCCCGGTTCACGAAAGCGCCTGACGCTGGTGGAGCCTATCTTTCAATCAGATGGCGCGCCGTCGGTCGCTATCGACCTGAATCTGGATTATCACATTGGAGTGCCGACTGCGACGGCCCAAACCTCACACGCGGTGTCCTCGCTCTGGGGCGTTGGTTTGTGGGGTGTCGGCGTGTGGGGTTCAGCGTCTGAAATCTACAGGGGCTGGAAGGGTATCCGTGGCATTGGCCGCGCGGCGTCGCTTCGGATGCGAATATCGACAAGCACAAATCAGCCGTCGTGGCTCGCGACCAATTGGCTTTACACATCCGGCGGTCCGCTGTGATGGGCAAGCTATCGGACCTGCTTTCCACGCGACAATTTCAGCAGCCAGATCCGCTGTTTGGCTTCCCCATTCGAGAGCAACTGTTTCCTAGTGAGGATTCCTTCTTTAAGAAGAACCCGACCGTGGCGGGCATGGCCGCAGAGACGGGCGACATCATTCTCAACCCTTACGCCGGGGCCGATGTGAACCGTGACGCCGTGGCGCGTAATGAGGCGCTGCGTTTGCAGATGCGACATGCGGGCGTCACGCCGGATTTCAAGTTGTCGCCGGAGCAGCTAACAGCATTTAAGGGTACGCCCTACGCGACCAATCAGGACGATTTGCGGGCATCCATCGCGGCTCGCCTCTACAGCGGCGACCCATCCGCGCAGGCGACGCCACAACAGCGCACTTGGCTCGAAAACTATCTCGCAGGAATCCAGTGAACCTTATTTGCGCCCATAACGCGGAAATCGCGGAATGGGTATGTGATAAGTAAATTGATGCACAAGAGGGGCTTTTAATGGCCAAAGATGAAGACATCATCGCCGACGCGCTTGAGCGGTTCGAGGAAAGTGACAGCGAAACCCGGCAGAATCGTCAGGACGCACACGATGATATTACGTTTTCGCGTTTGTCTGACCAGTGGCCTGACGCAATACGAACGCAGCGGGAAGCTGAAGGGCGTCCATGCTTAACAGTGAATCGCCTGCCGTCATTTATCCGTTCGGTCGTCAATGACGCCCGGCACAATAAGCCAGCCATTCAGGTGCATCCGGTGGATAACGGGGCAGACGTGGCCACGGCGGAGGTTATCAATGGCATCGTCAGGTCAATTGAGCGCCGGAGCAATGCTGAAGTCGCTTATGACACGGCAATTGATTCGGCAACCAGTGGCGGCTTTGGTTTCTTTCAAATCGGAATAGAGTACGCGCACGACGATTCTTTTGACCTAGAGGCTAGGATAGAACGCATTCCCAATCCGTTGATGGTGCATTGGGACCCGACATCGACTCGGTTTGACGCCAGTGACTGGGAGTATTGCTTTGTTTCTGACTTCATCAGCAAGGAGCGATTTGCGCACCTGTATCCTGACGCCGACCCAGTCGATTGGGAGGGGTCGGATACCTACGGCGAAATGTGGTCACTCGACGACAAGGTGAGGATTTCTGATTACTGGTTGCGTGAGCAGGTCAAGCGGACGATTGTCCGAATGAGCAACGGCGTGGTTTACCGCGAAGAAGACCTTGTCAAAGAGCAAGAGCTTGAGGGTTTTGGCAATTTTGCTGAGGCGATGTCCGTGACCTTGGAAGACATGCTGAATTTCCAAGGCATTGTTCGGACAAATGAGGTCAGGGAGGTTGACACATATAACGTCGTGCGCCGCAAGATTAGTGGGGCAGATGTTCTGTCTGAAGAAAAGTGGCCCGGCCCGACGATCCCGATCTGTCCGGTGTGGGGCGAGGAAATCGTGGCGGACGGGCGCAGGCATTTCCGCAGCCTGATCCGTGACGCAAAAGACCCGCAATCGATGGTCAACTTCTGGCGCACGGCTTCCACTGAATTGGTTGCGCTGGCACCCAAGGCCCCGTTCATTGGACCGCGCGGCTTCACGGCGGGCATGGAAGATGAGTGGGCGTCGGCCAACACACGCAGTCATGCAACTCTCGAATATGACCCCTCAGCCGGGCCTATGCCGCAGCGACAGGGCTTTGCCGGTGTTCCCGCAGGCGCTCTTCAGGAGGCCCTGAACGCATCGGACGATATGAAGTCGGTCATTGGCATATATAACGCCTCGCTGGGGGCTCGCTCAAACGAGACGAGCGGAAGGGCCATTCTGGCGCGGCAGCGGGAAGCAGACGTGTCCACGTTCCATTTCATTGACAATCTCAATCGTGCGATCCGCTACGCCGGTCAGGTGCTGGTGGACATCATCCCGTCTGTGTATTCTCCGCGTCGAACTGTCCGCATTTTAGGCGAAGATAGTCTGGAAGAGGTTATCAGCCTAGCGTCACAGCCGCCCGAAATTCACACGGCGTCTTTTGAGGATGAAGGCGGCCCGCTTTACGACTTGTCTGTTGGCGTTTACGACGTGGATGTCAAGGCCGGGCCGTCATATGGCACCCAGCGCGAAGAAACGCGGGAAACCCTGATCGAAATTATCAGGGCGCTTCCCGGCGCAGCGCCGCTGCTTGGCGATGTTCTGATGGAGCACATGGATTTCGTAGGGTCGGATCGCGTTGCAGAACGTCTCAAGATGATGCTGCCACCACAAATTCAGCAGGCAGAAGGCATTGCTCCACCGCCTCAGCCTCCCATGCCATCTGGCGGCTTGCCGCCGATGCCGGGCCAGCCCATGCCGGGACAGCCCATTCCTAGTGAGCCCATTCCGGGCTTGCCTCTAACAACTCGGCAAATGTAAAAGGAAACACAATGTCTGAAGAATTGTCATCCGCCCCTGTGGGAGATGAAGTCGAAACAGTCCAAGAAACTGAAGCCCCGGAGGCCGAGGAATCCGACGACAGCGTTGTAGAGCCAGAAGACGTAGGTCTGGACGACGATGAAGGCGAGCCAGAAGGCGAGTCCGAATCTGAGCCAGAAGCCGAGGAAGTTGAATACGACTTTGGCGGCGGTCAAAAAATGAAATTTCCAGCCAGCGCAAGTGCCAAAGAGGTATTTGAAACTGCGCAGCAGGCGTTTAAGGGCGTGGAGGCGAATTTCACGCAAAAGTTCCAAGAGGTCGCTGATAGCCGCAAGCAATTGGAGGCGCAGCAAGACATCGTCACTAAGCTGACGAATCTGAACGGCGAGGCTCTTGAAAAGTATTCAGTCGGTAGCGCATTGAAAAACGAGATAGCGCGGCTTCAGCAGAGCATCACGCCGCAGCTTTGGCAGTCCCAACCGGATGTGGCAAGGCAGCGTAGTGACTTGATCTCAAGAAAGCAGGCGCAATTTCAGCAGACCGTAAGTTCACTGTCTCAAACCGAGCAGGCCATGAGCCAAACAACGCAGGCCGAAATCGCCCAGCGTCAGGATTATGGCAAGCAAGAAGTAGAGCGTCGAATTCCCGGTTTCAACGCAAATCACGCCCAAAGTCTGGTGAGTTATGCAAAGGCCCAAGGCATTCCTGAACAGGATGCCGAGCAGTGGGCCAGCAGTCCCATCGTGACGGAGATGGCGTTCAAAGCAATGCAATTTGATGCGCTGCAACAGAAGGCGTCAAAAGCAAAGGCGTCGTCAAAGAAACCCGCGCCAGCTAAGGCTGTGAAACCGTCAGCCACCACAGGTGGCGGCGGCAAAACAGTCAGAAACCTGTCGGCCATGAGCATGGAAGAATATGCCAAGCACATGAACGCTAGGGAAGCAAAGAGGCGCGCCCGTTAATTTTTTTAGAAGGAATTGAGAAATGGCTAACACGGTACTTAATGCCGATATCATTGCCAAGGAAGCAGTTCGCGTTCTTGATAATGAACTCGTCATGGCCAAGAAAGTTTTCCGAGGCTATGAAGAAGACCTTGGCAAGAAGGTCAATGGCTACGACGTCGGCGAGACGATTTCGATCCGCAAGCCCACCGATTACACTGTGCGAAACGGCGCTGTCGCTTCTGCGCAGGACGTGGTCGAAGGCAAGACCTCCATTGTTGTTGACCAGCGCAAGGGCGTTGATTTCAAATTCAGCTCTCAGGAACTGACACTTGATATTTCTGAACTCTCTGAACGCGCTATCAAGCCTGCCATGGTGCAGCTTGCCAATCAGATCGATATTAGCCTGCATGGGCTGTATACTTCGGTTCCCAACTGGGTCGGCACTCCCGGGCAGACGGTGAACTCGTTTGCAGACTTTGCCTTGGCTCCAGAGCGTCTTGACGAAAACGCCGCCCCGCAGGATATGCGTTGCGCCGTTCTTTCGCCCTCCGATTCTTGGGCGCTGGTTGGCTCGCAGACTAACCTTTACAATGACACGGTCAACAAGCCTGCCTATCGTGATGGCATGGCTGGCGTTGTCGGTGGCGTCGATACCTACATGACGCAGAATGTCGCCACTCATACGACCGGCACTCGTACTGGAACGACGCTGATTGATGGCTCGATCACTACTTCGACCATCACCTATGCGGCGATCAAGGACACCAACGTCCAGACCATCCATGTTGATGCGTTTGGCGGTGCCACAAACACTGTCAAAGCTGGTGACGTTCTGACAATTGCTGGCGTTTTCGACGTAAATCCTGTGACCAAAACCCCGCTTGCCCACCTGAAGCAGTTCACTGTGACTGCTGATGCTACGGCGGGCAGCAACGAGGTCGATCTGATTATCAGCCCCGCTATGGTCTGGACCGGAGCGTTCAAGAACGTTGACGTTCAGGGCGTAAGCGATCTGAACAATCAGGCTGTTGTCTTTGCAGGCGGCGTCTCCACCAACTATCGTCAGAACTTGGTCTTCCAGCACAACGCATTTGCGCTGGTTACCGTTCCTCTGGTGGCACCTCCGGGTGCAGTTGATGTTGGTCGCCGTACTCACAACGGAACTAGCGTCCGCGTTATTCCGTTCTATGACGGCACCAACGACATCTCCACTTGGCGTCTTGACGTCTTGTATGGTGTCAAAGCGGTTGATCCGCGTCTGGCCACTCGCCTTTCGGGCACGGCCTAAAACTGTAAGGTGGGGCGGGCTTCGGCTCGCCCCATTTCTTTATCAATTTCGAGGTGCACCATGACGCTTTTAACAATTTGCACGAATGCAGCAGACGAGGTTGGCATTGAGCGCCAGTCGTCCATTATCGGGAATCCAAGCCCGACAGCCCAAAAGCTGCTGCGGTATGCGAACAAGGCAGGCGATGCCTTAATGAAAGCGGACAACTGGCAGGTTCTTCGGAAAGAGCGGACATTCTCGGCGGTTGGTGCGGAAACGCAGACTTCTATTTTTCCGTCAGATTTCGACCGCATCATCAAAGAAACATTCTGGAACAGGTCCGTTCCCAGTCTGATTTCTGGCCCGGCCTCTGCAACTCAATGGCAGGGCTTAAAGGCAACGTCCTATAGCGGCGAGGCAAAATTTGCATTGCGTGGTGATGTTGTTCTGCTGATCCCGGCACCCACGGCGGGCCAGACATTGGCTTTTGAGTACATCAGCAATCAATGGTGCAAGTCGGCAGGTGGATCAGGACAGGCAGCTTTTGCTGCGGACACAGACGTAGGCGTTCTGGATGAAGAGCTAATTTTGCGCTATCTCAAGCTAATCTATTTGACCGACGAGGGCCTGCCAAATGGCGTGGCCGCAGCAGAGGCCCGAGACTATCGCGATGCGCTGCTGAAAAACGACCAGCCAGACGCCCGAATCCTTGTGTCGGCAGATATATTCAACCGGTCTCCCCGAGGCCAGAACCAGCGACATTTCTCGGGAGTTCCCGCTGTCAATACGCAGACCAGCGCATAGGAGAAGTCAGATGGCAATGGGTGATCGATATACACGTTTGTTGATGGGCCTGCCAAGCACATTAAACCCGTATGACATGGGCTCTGACATCATGCAGCAGGGAATGCTAGGGTATGATTACGCCGCAAATCAGCCGAGCAGTGGGATGGGGCCTGCGGAAACGGCTGGGCCAAGGTTTGCCTCAGATGCTGCGCGTATGCAGTTCTTCAACAACGCGCCGTTTGGGAGTATCTCGCGGCCAACACCGTCGCTTGGTCCCAGATATCCGGGACGCGGCACCGGTTTAGGCGGTTTTGGTCGTGCCTACTAATCTGGTCTATGGCCAGAACGCAGAAATCACGGCATGGGTTGCGGGAAACATCCCTGACATTGACGGACAGGGTTTTGATGGGCCGGTGGCGGCGATAGGGGTCGCCACAGACCGCATAATTGCGGGCATGGTGTATCACGACTATCAAAAGAAGTATGGAACGATTCAGTTGAGCATGGCGGCTATAAGCCCAATGTGGGCGCGCCGCGAAATTATCAAAGGATTGCTGGCGTATCCGTTTTATCAGCTTGACTGCTTCAAGATCTGGACCGCAACGTCACGGTTCAATGATCGAGCACTAAAAGTCAACAAGCACGTCGGGTTCACTCAAGAGGCGGTTTTGGCACACCAATTTGGTA